TAAAAATGTTTTTTAAAGATTTCGTATCTGTGAAAAGGCAAAAAATAAAAAGGGGTGCGTCACAGACTTATGACACACCCTCACCCTTTTAAAGCAATCGCAACTCTTGTTTAATACCAAGCTTTTTTGACTCTTTATTAAAGAATTCTACTTTACGTTTTACTTTATCTTTAAACTTCTCGAACAATGCAATTAAAGCCTCTTGCTCGGTATCAAAAAGCTCTTCTTCTCTAATTGTATGCTGTTTAGTTCGTTCACGATAGTCGGGCTTATATTTGTAATCTATCCACCAGCCAGAAGGGTTAAGCTCATTTCCCTCGAACCAAGATACGTTGCAGCATCCCTTTACTATACAGCGTTGTGGGGCTTCAAACCATTCATCAATATACCAAGCAATATCACCATTCCTATATTTTGGAATGGGTCTTTCCTCTTTATTTGTATATTTATATTCTCCCATATTGTTAATGTTTTACAATTTCCAAATACTTCAACTTTGCGAATCGGTATGAATTGTATATTTTTACATACGTACATACTCTTGGAGTAAAGGTAGAAATACAACCATCAAAGTTATCAAATCCTAAGATGATATATTTCTTATCAAGATACCCTGCCACATATGCGCCAATATCCTTGCCTTTAAAAAGAACTCGCTCACCTATATGAGCCTTACAAAATTCCTCGTTTGTCATAACCGCCATACTATTTTAGTTCATCAAAATCAAGCCACTCTATCTTATCGTAGCACTCGTACAGAACTTCTATACGCTGCGTTCCGTCTCCTCTAGTGACAATCCATACATCATCACTCATTGCTCCATAGTGAAGAGCCGTAGGATTTACGCCACCTCCACTATATCGGAACATCACCCACTTTCTTAATGGAGGCTTATCTTCCTTTAGGTCGTGCCATAATGATGCAGCATTCACGTAAGGAACGTTTTCTGTGTTACAATCAGTAACACCAATCTTTTCTGTACTGAACGTTACCCCGTTCAGTTCATTGTAATCTACCTCATCTTCATTGCTACAGATATTGAGATAAATCTTCTTAGGTAAATTCTTTATTTTCATATCCCTTAAACTTAATTTATGAATATTTACCAATTCCAAATGTCAGCGTATCTTTCATCTGGTGGTGTTTTAATCTTTGGGAATATAGGAGTATTGCTGATAACACGATGGTCGCAACTTCCTGTACTTCCACTAGTAAGTGGCTCTCCGTTACAGACTAATCTATATTTACATTCATCACATTGTATGTAATTCATATCACTTGAATTTAATGATAAAAAACTCGGTATCAAGCCACTCATCGGAACACCAACCTTTCTTTGGCTTACCGATGGTGATGCTCTCTATCTCCTTCTCAATTCGTGGGCTATCCTTTCGGTAGCCGTTGATGAAGAGAACGTGGGTGAATGGGACGAACCTAGCGGTTTTCTTTTCAAGCAACTCTTTGAGTTTGGAATTACTTATAAGCATATCAAATTCTGGGTGTATTGTAACCTTGCGATATTTGTCAGAGCCTTCGTATTTTGCTTCGACTAACCGGTTTATCCAATACGCCTTAATTTCACGATACTCCTCGTTTTTTTCGCCAGCAACAATCATGCGATACCATTGCTTGTTAATGGTGAGGGTCAATATTTTCTTTTTCATCCTTACACCTCCTCCCAGTCTGTTGCGAGAATAGTCTCAGGAAGTAACCATAAAACTGGTGCAGCTCTTCCTACGCTATTATACATTAATGCCTCTGAACCAAGATAGTTCTTATCAATGTATGCGTATGTGCCGTCCGCAAAAATCTTACGTCTCACTTTCTTCCCCTCCTTCATTCTTCTCAGAGCCTCCGAGAAGTCAAATGTTTCCTTGCTCATTATAATTTTGCTTTAAAGTTGTAAATTGGTTTAATAACATCTATCACATCAACCGTAGGTTTTATTAGCTCAACAATCTCTTCTGTTGATTTATATGCCATAGGTGCTTCGTCAATCGTCTCTTCGCATACAGAACTAGAATAGATGCCATTCATTTCATTCTTGTAAGAATCCATAGATAACTCTTTCTTCGCTTGCGTACGAGACATCAATCTACCTGCTCCATGTGGGGCTGAGCATAACCATTCCTTGTTTCCTTTTCCCTTGCAGATAAGAGAACCATCACGCATATTCATTGGGATAATGACTACCTCATCCTTTTTTGCACTGATAGCTCCCTTTCGCAATATACCCTTGTCTGTATCTATATAGTTGTGAATGGTTGTAAAAGAATACTTATCTGAATTAGCATCAATATCTACACCTAAAGCATTTACAAGTCTGTTGGCGATAATCATTCTGTTTCGTTCAGCATATTTTTGAACTATGCGCATATCATTGAGGTAGTCATTGAGCAAATCACCTTCCAAGTAAGAAAGTTCCTTGCTTATATTTTTAGTACCTAATGACTTAATAACACTCTGTATCTCATTTTCTCTGCCTTCGCTTTTTAGCTTGGCAATAACCTCAGACTTATCAGCTATTTTCTTACGGCAATACTCGTAGGCAAGTTTTTGGTAATAGTTGCATACCCTAACACCAAGGTTTCTACTTCCTGTATGTATCACAAGAAACTTCTCTCCTTCTTCATTTGCATCTAACTCAATAAAGTGATTGCCACCGCCAAGACTTCCAACAGAACGATATACTATTTCCATGCTGTCAAGACAATCCCAAGCACGGAATTTGCCAAACATACAACCATCAACCAATCCGTTTATGCAGGCTGATACTTCTCCCTCGTTGACATTAAAACCAGACGGAATCAACTTATTGACTGCTTCATCAAATTTCTGCAAGTCAATATCAACTTTACCAAGTCTTACGACTTTCATGCCGCAGCCTATATCTACTCCAACAGTGTTAGGAACTACTCTGTTATCAAGCTCTATTACCGTGCCAATAGTGCATCCTTTACCTGCATGGCAATCTGGCATTATTCTTATTTTACAACTATTGTAAGCCTCGCTATTAGATAGGGTTTCTATCTGTTTGATAGCTTCATCTTCTATTGTCTTTGCGAAAATCTTTGTAAACTCATTCATATCTCATTTCTTTTTATTTGTTAAACTTATCGCCTTGGTGATGCGGTGGTCTTTTTTACCAACAAAACCATAGCATATTTTGTACTCAAAATCTCTTAATCTTCTGTACCAATAATCACTTGCCGTACTTAGATGACGAGCTTGCTTCATTATCTTCTTAGCTAATCTAATCTTCATACACCAACTAACTTTCCAATCAAACGATGTTCGTGCTTATCGAAAGTAATTCCATACTTGAACATTTCTTCAAAAAGCATAAGACGCTCCTCGTTGGTAGCCAACCGAGTAGATTTCTTTTTATCCTCGGTCATTGTGAAATGAGAGCCTACCATTAAATTCTTATATTCCTTATGGAGATAAAGATAACAGAACAGATTATGATATTCTGGTTTCCAACACTTACATAACACAATCCAATTATTATTTATCACAACTATATTGCCTTCAGCAACAATATCTTCAAACATATTATTTTCTATACGCTACTTCTTTTTACGACAAGGGCAACTCTCAGCGTGGATAACGCAAACACCATGTTTCGTGTCCACAACCAGATAATCGTGTCCTTCCTCTGTGAATACTGACATACCAATCTTCTTTGCAGGTTCATTGCTATTAGCCAAAGAGCGAATGCCCTCAAAAATCAATGCTCCTACAAACAAACACAAGACAAACCAAACGGCTGACTTAATTAAGTTTAAAATCTTATTCTTCATACGCTACTATTTCTTTCCGTAATACTTCTCTGATAAGCCGTTGAATCGCTCATAGTTCGGCAACTTGGGAGAGATTTCAAACTTCATCGTTGTAACATCATATCCTCTATCAGTCATTTCTTTGACAAACTCTTTGGTGAAGACCTTATCGAAAAGATAATGAGCATCTGTTTGAGTCATAAACCCTAGAGGATGATAAGCACCAATGCAGTTCTCTTTCTTATCCCAATATGCCGTTAGCTTATCTTTCTTTTTAAGAATCATACGCTACTTCTTTTTATCGAATTTATTACCAACAATTGACCATTCAGAACAGTGAACAATAGCTGTAAAAGAAAAATTAATATTCCCAGTAACATCTGAACATTTAAAACCACATAAAGAATCATCCCATTTTACTGTGGCTACCCTTTCAAAGTGTGGGCTACTTATAATATCACCTTCCCAAATCTCATTTCCTTCACAATCTTTCAACCCTGTGAACATACAGACTGTAGAAGGGTCAACGTCAGTTATACCATCTTTTATATGGTCTCCTCCTATACATACCCTATTCCCAAGACGTACTAAATCGCCCTCAAACCATTTTCCTGAGTTGAGCTGCTTAGCCTTGAATTTTATGTTTTTTATTTTCATAAGCTATTCATATAAAATTGTTATTCTTTTACTTTTATCTACCTTCAATATAGCTTCTTCTGCTTTATCAATCGAAGAAAACAAATAGTCTGGGCAAAGGTTATATGCACCATAATCCCAATAATGGATAAGTCCAAATAACAATGAATGTCTCTTATCTACACGATAAGCAAGGATTGGATTATCCTGAGAATCGTAATGTATGCCTCTAACAGCCTTGCTTTTACGATACATATCTACTATTCTATATGTTGCCATAACTATTTTTTCTTTAAAGGTATACACTCCATTAATGACCTCACCCCATCGCACACAGGACAATAGTGTTTACCATCAATCATCTTCCAGTTTGAGAAGTCTTCAATATCAGTACTTTTGTCGTGGAATAGTGCAGAGCAAGTATCTGTACCGCCAAATACTTCTCCGCATCTATCGCAAACAATCTGATACATTGTAATCGGTCTATACATAAGCTATTTCTCCTTTCCGTATAAAAGTTCAACACTCTTTCTTAGCACTGCCTCTATATGGTCTCTTTCGAGGTCTCTAGGCTGTCTAAGAAGCCATTCTATATCTCCGTCTATCAATTCTTGATAGGCTTCCTTACATATTTGCATGCTCATATTTATCTCTTCCAATATTTACCAATTAAATAACCGATAACTCCACCCATAAAAGCTACATATAGAACAGCTAGGGTAAGCACAATATAGAATCCAAACATAACTATTCAAGTTTTACACCGAAGGGAGTTCCGTCGGCAAAGGTGAACCATTCAAAAGCCATTTCAAAATCAAGACGCTCAACATCTGTTTCGATTCCGTCTGTCTTTATTCTTTGAATAATGAGGTAAACGTCCTTACTGCTTTCTATGACCTTGTATTTAATGAACGGCTCATGTTTTCTTATTTCTTGCCAGCATTCTTCTTCGGTGTTGAATGGTCGGAACTTTGCTTTGCTTTGTTGTTTGATGCGATACTCGATATTGTCCCAATACCCAATCTCTTTTATTTCCGTCCAATCATTCATACCTTGCCAGTTTTTGCTTAATGCACTTGGTTTAATTCTACATTCAATTGCCTTTCCTTCTGCAAAAGCTTGCAAGAAAGGATAAAATTCTTTAGCTTGATTTCTGTCCATAATCAATCCTCCAACTCTATGTTATTTTCAGCTGCGTAGCCGTCTTGTGCCTCTTCACAATAACACCCTTCACAAAGCCAGTCTATACCAAGGTTATGTCCTGGAATGATGTTCTTATTGCAATACTCACAGACAGCATCGCAAAGTTCATTTTGTAATTCTTCTCTTGTCATAATACATTCTTTTTTGTTTTGGCATAACTTTTTCTGTAAATTTAATGGCGATATTGCCAGATTTTTAAATGTACATTTAAGTTATGGTTAAAAAAGTTACTGTTGAAATCTGCCGTAGAGCAGACAATGGGCAAATCTGTACTCGTAATTATGCAGATAAGCACCCAAAGACAACTGTTATTGAACATCGTCAGCGCAAGACGAAGTAAGAATCTCCTCAATCTTTGAGGTAATGTAACCAATAAGATAGGCGTATGCTTCTTCATTTTCAGAACAAGGAGGTACGTCTATCTTATTCATTATCTCACAAGCAACGTGGTAAATCTCATGCGCCAAAGTACCCTTATCTTTGTTAGTCTTAGGGACATTTGGCATCCATAAGATAATATTCCCTGTACTAAGAAGAATTGTTCTTCCAAGGATATTGCTATTAATATTCATTCCTCCAAGAATAGATAGAGCATCTTCTAAACCAAATCTTGAAATCAATTCCTCCTTTAGATAGTCGTAACTTCCAAAGTGAACCATAATGTCGGTATTGTATATGCCAATATTTATTATTTTGTTTACCTTATCCATATTCTCTTCTTTTTACCCTCTCCCTTTTACAGGAGAGGGTGGTTAGTTAATCTTTTTTCGGCTTAATACCCCATGCAATGCATCCAAACCTAATGTCTGTATCAATGTTTGAACCATCAAAAACTCTCTCTTCTCCACCAATAGAAGTTAGGGTAATACCTATAGGCAATGAAGGATAGAGATATAGCGGAATCAAATGAAGTCCAAGAGTATTTTTCTCGTTGGCAACCTTCTTATCAAACTCCTCCTTTGTAAGGTGTCCCTTGTCTAATGCAGATTGTAAACAAGAAATTTCTTCCTTAATATCTTCTTCGGATTGCCAACTTCCAAAATGTAAAGCCTTACACTGACTTTCCGTAAGAGCATTCCAATCAATGTCTTTCTTAAATTGTTCTTGAACTTTTTTCCAAGCATCATTGATACTTTCCTTTTTAAATTCTTCGTCCCACTTTTTATATACTTGGGTACACGCAATTTGATTTGCGAGCCATTTCAAAGTATTATTAACTTTGTTTTCTAATGAAATTTGTTCCATATTACTTATATTTATGTCCTATAAGGACGGTTATTACTCTGTTACTTTCTTTATGCTTTCTGAAAATATTTTGAGCCACTGAGTATCCTTTTCGGCAGCAACTACAGATTTATTATACTGCTCCAAATTATACTTCATAGACTCTATTAAATCAGTGCGATTAGATTGTTTTTGAATCCACTCATCTTTAGGGATGATATTCTCCACATAAACATGGCGGCAATCAAAATCTAAACTATCAATTAATTGACTTTCCATAAAGTCCTTAACACCTTCGTATTCTTTGGATGGTGGAGTCCATCTTCTAACTTTGGATAGCATTGCATTGTATCTGTTTTTGAGAGCTTCATTCTTTTTAACTCTATCCTCATTATCCTTGATTATACCATTAACATAAGAAAGATACTCAGCTTCAAGTTCTTCCTTTGTCTTAGGGGATGCAAGATGCTTTTCGTACTCAGCTTTTGCCTCTTCGTATTTCTTTTTATAATAATCACTAGGACATATCTTGTCAGGAATTTCGTATCTACTAAGGTTAGGATATTTTCCTTCAAATCTTAGGTAGATACCGAAGTTACGCAAGCAACTATTTGCAAATTGCTCAAATGTTATATCTTCACCATCATATATTGGTGCTGTAAATGTTGTTGGCATATCACTATCTATTTATATCCTTACGGATGGTTAGTTACTCTACTTCTACTGACTTCCAGTCTGGATAGCCGCCCAAGTCCTTTTCTTTTCCACAATTCATTTCAAGCCAGTCTTGCAGGCAATCCTTAACTACTTCTCTGTCCTCTGAATCATCATTAGATTCAATGACAACCGTAAACTTATGTTTCATACGCTTTACTTTTCACGATGATTAAACTTTTTGATGGCATCTTTCTTTGAAGCTGCCATAATCTTAACACCCTTTATTGTAAACTCATGCTGAGCATTTGGCTGACACTTCTGCTTATCGGATGGAATGTTGCCTTTCGGAATAGCTAATGGTGTATCTCCAAAGCATGCAGGTAAATCGCCTATCAGATAGTCCAATTCAGTTTGTATGCCAATCATTGATAATAATCCATTCATACGCCTAGTCTTTTATATATTCATTTACTTCACCCAAAACCTTTGTTAGCAGGTTCTTTAGAATCTTCAATTCATCATTTGGATATCTATTTATGGGATAACCATCAAGAGTAGTATCACCAAAGAAACTACGACTTATCTTTAATGAGTGTTTGTTCTTCTTCATTTTTCTTTGCCTTTTACAATATTGTACACTTGTTTTAACTCATCTGTTGATAAGCGTTTGAAATCGAAAGAACTGATAGCGTAGATGAGATTCTTACGAAGAACCTCTTCTTTAACATCTGATATTTCCTTTTCTGTAGGAACAGATATTCTTCTAACATTCCATCTATCACTACCGAATTGCCAGCCAGAATCTCTTCTGAATCTAGCGTTATTAACAATAATTTGAGTCTTTGTCACTTTATCAACCTTGGCGATATGTCTATAAGACATAACTGTAACTAGTACATCATCACCAACAACCAAATCTTTAAGCTCTTTCATTACTCACCTCCTTTCGTAATCAAGTCAAACAACTCATCTACGAATATCCAATCAGACAATTTGAATATATTGACTTGCTCTTCCCACATTTCTTGATATGTATTGCAAGTGGTTTTATCAAGCTCATCGTTCATATCGTAGAGCTTTCTATTACCGCATTCTTTTGAGAATGCAAGAACCTTTCCGTTGTCATTACGTGGGACTTCGCTAGCAGGGTGAAACAATCCCTTCAATAGCTCATTGATAGACCACTTAGCACCTAGTCCAATGGCTTCTTTGATGTCCTCTTTGTAGAACATTTCTTCCTTTTCATCATTGTTGAAGACTATCTCTTCGCCATTTAACAGAAATCTATCTTCATAGATTTCTTCCTTGGCAGCTTCTTTTTTCTTATCGTCTATCATAACTTACTTCTCCTTTAAACGTTCTATTAATTTATCTGCGATTTTGATGGCAGAATTAACAACACTGTCATACATAGAGTTAGGACGTTGTACAAGACCTGATGCAACATCTTTTGCTATCTCATATCTTCTCTGCTCCCAAATGTTTTCTTCGTTATCATTATTCTGGGTAAAGCTTGAACAAAGTATTACATCCTCCTCATTTTGATTGGGTCTTTTGCTACAAAAAAAATATCTGGAGCAGTAACTACATAAACCTTTCATCCCTCACCTCCTTTCCATTCATCAGTTGTGCCAAGAAGGTGTGCAGTTTCCTCGTTGTAAGGGATGCACTCATCAAAACGCATACCTCCTACAGCTTCATACTTTCCACGTTTAAGTTGATATGCAAACTGGCAGAGACTCCAAGCAAAACATTCTTCTCCACGAATATCTCTCATCAAGCACCAATCCATAGGCTTGAACTCACACTTCTTTGACAAATCCACAATCTGTTTCTTCTCAGCATCCCAAGCTTTGCCTTCTTTGGCTAGAGCATCAAAGAGTTGCTGCTTTTCCGAGTCCGTGGCAAATCTTTTAATACGACTTATACGACTAAAAAATTCGCCTTCTACTTGGTTGATATATATATACTCATTACGCATATAAGCATGATAATATATCTTTCTAGTTAAACTAATTCCTCTGACAAGAACTATTGTACCCGAATCAGACATTACTATATCTCCATCCTTGAACTCAGGCTGAGGTTTCTCTACTTCCAAGGTCTCACGATTGAGATTACCGCCCAATCGCTCCTCGATGGTGCTGATGTAGGTCTGAACAGCATCTTTACCTGCTTTTTGGAAATCAGAAGTTAGCAATCGTTCTTTTTCATAGAACTGTTCTGTATCATTATTCTCTTTCCAAAGATAATATTTCCCTAAGAAAGAGCAATATGTATCATCGACAAATCTTTCAAATATAATATATACATCCCCATCTTTATTAACCAAGACATCGCCCTTTTTCCAATCGAATTTGCGCCAATCACGCATTTCCTTTGATGGAAAAACGACACATTCTCCATCATCATCCAATTTGCCGTTTTTATCAAGATACCCTTCTCCACCATTCATAAAACCAAATTTTGAATTATAGAAGGATATTTTGAAACTTTTATCATCCACTTCTTCTAACTTGCATTTACCACAAGCGGAAGAATATAACTTCGTTCCTTGCGGCTTATCCTTTAGAATTTCCACTATATTAATCTCAGTTTCCATAACTAAACCAATTTTTGCGTTAAACAATACTGGTAGTAACTCATACTACCAACGTTTTTTGATATTTTTGGCAGCTCACCATCATAAGGAGTGACTTTCAAGCCATCAATGAAATCAGCATTCTCAGTTGATACCTCGGTATCATGCTCATTCATAAACACCTTTTGCGCTGTCGTAGAATGGCTTTCAGCTCTAAGCTTACCGAGTGACCGCCAAACCTGCTTGCTATGGATGAACAATCCATGCAAAGGAATAGTCTTTACTTCTACTTTTGTTCCCATAACCTTTATTTTAATACATCTATTCTCTATCTAAATAAAACGGGGAATATCGCAATATTCTCATTTCTCTTCTCATCTCAATCTCTGCTAAACGATCAGCTTTATAAAGATTAATATATGGCTTATCTTTGAGATATTGAATAAATTCGACAACAGAATATTCTTTCTTTTCCATAACCTTAACCATTTAAAGATGATAATAACTATTTGATACCCTTGCGCCCAAATCGAAGCAGCCCACGGCATCAGGCTTTAAGAAGCGTTTCTCTAACTTCTCCAAAGCCACTTTATACTTCTGCTCCATGTGCTTGCAATGTAGTCTCTGAGCTAATTTAAGTTGCTCAACAACACCCTTGCGAGCAACACTATATTGTTTGTCGGACATCATAGCCTTTATTCGTTCACATAGTTGATTACATGCTCTTGAGCTTGCTCATGCAAGTTGTCAAAAGCGTCTTCTATAACTTTGGCTGTCTGGTCGCCATTAAGGTTCTCCAGCATTTCGCTTACAACCTCTACCATCTTGTCTATAGGTAAGGAACAGAACTTATCAACTAAAAAGCTCTTCTGTTCACTGATTGTCATATCATCAAACAACTCCGATAAATCTACTTCAACTTTATAATCTGCCATAATTTGAAATTTTAAAAGTAATTAGTTGTACCACACATCATTTGGCATAAGAGCCAATGTCCATCCATACTCTAGTTCATACCTTAATATTTCAAGGTCGTGACTCATTACAGATGAAAGACCTACAAAGTTATTTTCGTACTCCATATCCAAACCATTTAGTTACCATACTTGTAATGCAAATAATTAGCCTCTGAGCCGAAATAAAGCTCGGTATCGCTCATATTTGCCTCCGTCAAGTCATTCTCTACATCTTTATAAGTAGGCACGCAATCCTTAACTCTTTGGCAGAACAAAGGATATTTTGAAGAAACGTCTTCTCCGTCTTCATTATAGATATTAATCTTATCTACATTGTAATATGGATAAGAAGAAATATTTCCATATGAATGGATAACCTTTCTACTCTTAACGGACACCACGATTTCAGCAGGTTTGTTAATAGCATCAAACTCGCAAGTAAAATCATCAAGTTGCGCCTCAAAAGCCGCATCATTAAACTTTTCAGATAAGTTTTCAAAAAACTTTTTCACTTTCTTCTTACAGTTTTTATGGTGTGTCTCACCATTTTTAATTAGTAACCTTTATTTCTTAATTACGATGCAAAGATACAAAGAATATTCGAAATATGCAAGTTATTTAATGTATTTCTTATAGATTTTAACACTCTATAATAACACAAACAAATAATTTGCTGACGTTAACACAAAAATCCCCACCACTACATTATTATATATAGTGATGGGGTAAACACCAAATGGTATTTTGCCTTTGGGCTATTTTTCTTCCTTATCTACAATTTCAACGAAATCTCCAATGCCCAAACGAGCCTTGTTGATGCAAGACGCAATCCAACCTATCAAGTAAGCAGAAGGCTCGTCTCCGTGTTCCATACCAATAGCGTCCTCGATGGCATCGCAAGCGTGAGAAGCCTCATGGCAGCAGTAGTCCATTGACATATCCTTCGAGCACTGGAACGAAACAAGAACACCGCGCCTTCTGTCGCTTTTCCTGACAGCATCGGCATACGTAACGCCGCCGTAATCACTATCGGGAGCATTGCACTTGTCAAAACAGGAATCTATCAGCTCTTTCAGGTCTTTACCGATGTGTACCCAAAGTTTCAAAGGGTAGATTCCGTTTCCGTATTCGTAATATCCTTTCTTCTTCATACCTCATCGTTTTTATGTTTTTCCCATCCTGCTTTTGAAAAGGCATACCAAGTATCACAAATATCAAGAGCGAGAATGTAGCCTTGGTTAATACAAAAATCGCTATCAAAGCCTTCGATATGAACATACATCAGTGCTATAGTATCATAAGGAACGCTACGACCTTCAAGACAAGGGTTTTTAAAATTCTTAGTCTTGTATAAACTTGTAACAATTGGCACTTGAAGAACGTCTGAAATATTCTTAGTGCTAATCTCTATCGACTTCTTAAACTTCTTCATATTCTCAACTATTTAAATTTCTCGAAATAGAACTCAATAGGTCTATCAAAGTGCTCTTCAATTAAACCATAAGCAAGCGACATCTTTACTTGGAAAGAAGCCTTACCATTAAGCAATCCTTTAGCCTGTCTTGTAATCTCTGAGCGAAATTGTTCCAAACTCATATCACGCTTACGAAGATTACAAGACCTGCAAGATGGCATATAGTTCTCCATGGTATCATCGCCATGGGATACGACAAACTTTCCCGCCTTGTCGCTCCACCGAGAGTAACACCCTCGATTCTTCGGAACAAGATGGTCAACCTGCATATCCTTATACTCTATACTCTTGCCGCAATAAGCACAATGACCATCGTATTTGCGATATATTTTAAGTCTATCTTCTTTTTTCATATTTTCTACTATTTATGTTTTAAAATAACGCTGACTGCGCTTGTTGTGTAGAGTTTGTGTTGCTTGTAATGAGAGTTACAGCCTTATAAGAATTTTACGGGCTGACATTCATCGATTAACTTGCGTGCTTCTTTAGCACACTCAGCCACGCATTTTTCGACTGCTTCTGTGATGTCTTGGATTTGCCCCTCACGCATATTGCCGTATTTATCGCAAGTATCGGCTATTATTTTGTAGAGAACACGATTTTGCAAAGCCTCCATATAGTCTACAAAATCCTTGCAAGTTTTGCGTCGAGGTTCTTGCACCCAATCAAGAAAGTCCTTCTTCCAGTCTTTCCATGTTTTGATTTTTATTACTATCATTGCTGTTTATATTTTTTATTTGTTGTTCTTGTGCCCTATATGATATTTGTTGCATATCCTACACCGATACACCGCCATACCTTGTGCCCGTAACTTCGGATTCTGATTCAGAAACTCCCAAGCATCATCCTCGCTTTCATAAGCGACCTTCGCCTTCCAAGATTGACCCTTTCTAACCCAATGCTCAGGATCTGGATGCAAATGACGAGGAATACATTTATTTCTTTTCTTCATAACTTCTTCAGAAATTTAAGTTGAAACCCTTCTGCCTTTTTTATTCCTGGGTATAGCTTCGTTAGAACCTCCCATGCTCTTGTCTTGTGCCGATGCCACATCGTAACCGGATGCACACGCTCACCACTTGGTAACACATAGAAATCTGCCTTAATGGTATCAATATGCTCATAGTTTGCAGCTTTATATATAGTTCCCTTGTTACCTATGGACGTATCGGCATAAGATATAAGGTACTTGATTTCCTTATGTGTTGCCCTAATATACTTATGCAAGAGAGATAGGCAAATCGTCTCGCTAAACTTTGGCATATCATCAGACAACCACATTCTGTCAAATCCCCTCACTTGATGGTAATCCAACACTTCGCCCTTTTCAGCCTTGATGTGCGGTCGGATTCCATACCCTATTTGCATTGCACCCCTTATCTTATCCTTATACAATACCAAAAGATTCAAGCAACTATTCTTCGTTACCTTGTGTGAAAAGTGATGAGGAACTATGATTGCATCTGCTTGCGCCTTATCGCACTCCATCAGCTTTATTCCCTTTTCCTTGCATTCGTAACCGATAACAAATCCGCAGAAGCCTAGCACTGGAGACTTGTTCAACTTTCTTCTTCTCATATCAATGATACCTCCAAAAATAACGTTTGAAATTATCTAGCAAATGCTCTATACAAGCTTTGATTTCGCCTTCTCTCAAGAATCGGTTGCAAAAACCTATCAATTCATCACGTACCAACCCTCGTTTTAAGGCTTTGTCTCTCATAGCTCTTATAAGAGCATCCGTTGTTTCTTTATTCCCATTTCTTACAACAGGATTGCAACAAAACACCTTGCACATATCCATAGTTTCAAAACAGACTTAACTGCCTACTCATATTCTTTAATTCGTTATTAGCAAAATCTACTTGACGCTGGTCTATTTCAAAGCCTATATACTTTCTTTCAAGGTTTACGCAAGCTCTTGCCGTTGTACCGCTCCCCATGAATGGGTCTAGAACAACATCACCAACATTTGTCGAGTTTCTAATTAATATCTCCATCAACTTTACAGGTTTTTCAGTCTGATTAATCAAACCATCCTTATCCTTGCGCTTGTTGGTTGGAATAGGAACACTCAGAATGTCAGATGTACCACATTCATTTATCTGTCTATCACCACCTTTGCGTAGCATGATGATATACTCTTTCTGTGCCATATAATAGCGGCCACATATTTTTGCGCACTTATCCCATATTAAGCATTTGGTAAAATGGAACTCACTCTTTCCTACCACATCAAGAAAGTGCATTAAATTATAATCATTACACATAAGATAGCAATGCGACCTGTCCTTTAATATCCGGTACAAATCATTGATGTAGTCCGAAATATCAATATCGTTACTCTTGAATATTTTGCCCTTTCTTGTTTGAGATTCCGTCCAATATCCTCCCATACTCCCTGAGCCACCCCTAGACTGAACCGGATAAGCCACATCGGAACATACGAGGTCTATGCTATCACTATCAATCAGCTTTAAAAGCTTTCGACAATCACCTTGATAAATTCTATTTAACTCCAGCATATCCAAACATATCTTTTTGATTAAACAATTCTTCCTTAATTCTTCTTTGTGCCACCTTGAAATAATCCTCATCCAATTCAAAACCAAGGTAATTCCGATTTGTCCGCATACAAGCCAGAGCAGTACTTGCGCTGCCCATAAAGCCATCAAACACCAAATCGCCTTCATTTGATGATTTCAAGATGCATTGCATAAGCAAGGGGATTGGTTTCTCGTTCTAATGTACCAATTTATCTGATGGAACTCTATCAAAGTCCCAAACATCCTCTAAACGCTTGCCGTTTATGGTTCGTCTGCCTTTATTCAAGTACAGGATTGGCTCGTAACATTGACCATATTGCGCCTCTAAATCTCCAGCCGTATGGTTGTTCTTTCGCCAAATGAGCACATTCTTAATGGTAAACCCTGCATTCCTCGCTTGTTGCATAAAAAAGTCCAAGGTCTTAGCACTACAGAAGATATAAGCAGCACTATCATCCTTCAAGATCCGGTAGCATTCGCTCATATAATCAATAATCAATTGCTCATTATCGTCATTGAGTATTTCCTTCGAAAAACGATGGTCGTCTGCTCTCCATCCCGTCTTATAGGAGATACAATATGGTGGGTCAGTAACAATTAAATCTACTTTCCCGCTCTCTATTTGTTTCATTCCTTCTATGCAGTCGGAATTGTATATTCTATCAAATTCAAGCATATCAAATCTCTTTTATAGCGTTAATATAAGCTTCATGAGCCTCTTGTTGCGTATCAAAGCAACCTATATATATTTTCTTTTTACCTATCTGATACTGCGCTTGCCATTTTCTTACACTCTTATTCCAAGTCACACCCAAATATTCGGAAGAGGTTTTCTTTGCTATAGCAGAATAAATCACATTGTATCTTGCGGTGCAATACTCCAAGTTGTCTACATCGTTATTCGTCTTGTCGAAATCCTTATGATTCACCATCGGCAACGCTTCTGGATTCTCCAAGAAAGCCTGAGCTACCAAACGATGGATATAAAACATCTTGCGCTTTCCGTTCTTGTAAAGCCATACCTTCAGATAACCTTTTGGTGTCTTGCAAGGTACGATTTCCTTTAATTGAGACGTTCTCCCAATAGTAAAAACATGTCCCAGCTTGCTAACATAATACCTTTCGTAATTCTTTATAGGCTTTATATCACCAAGAAACCTTGTTATACATTTATCTTTCATTGTTACCTCCTTTTTCAAAGAAACTTGAATATATGGCTTGCGCCTCCTTTGTATCTAGCAAATCAATATCATTGTAAAACCTTCTGTACACAACGCACAGCCTTTCGTCATTTCCGGTTTCTCTTGCTTTAGCTATTTGCTGACAAGACTCCATGAGAAATGCACTTATCTTCTCATAACTTCGCTTCTGTGTCTTCTTTAGCATATCCATGCTTACAAAGGTTTTGTAATGGATGATATGCTTTTCTTGCTCGTATTCTGTGAGTATAAGCCCTTCCGGAATAGCAAATACCACTCTTCTTGTCTTGTCATCACTATAGAGCTGAACAGCACCTGTAAACGATGTATATATCTTTTGCAATATCTTGAGAATCGGTAAGTCTTTTTTCAAAAACCTTTCTGCAAATCTCTTCAGAAAATGAACGCTCATAGCAAAACAATCTTCGCTATACCCCTCGTTTCTACTCATAGGAATATACTCGTTGGTTTCCTTCAGATAAATGAACAAACCGGAAGCAAATACATCGCCATGTTTTACACCTACAACGATGAAATAATCGGCATTAGGTGTAGCAAGCTCAAAGGTCTTTGTTATTTGTCTTACGTTCTGCTTTCTCATTTCACGTTTAAGCTCATTAGCTTTTCGCATCTGAAACTCATAGATTCTAGCTTCATCTAAGTTTCGTACTCTACGCATCTCTCCCGATGTCATACTTGCTGTTATCATGCGCATTCCTCCTTTTTTATTTTAGATAGCCAGCAATCCCAGATTCTAGTAGCTACATTAGCCATCATAACTGGAGGCACACACATACCACAGGCAAACCAAGGCTTCATACCATTAAAGTCATAATCCATAGGGAATGTTGAGGCTAAAATCGTATCATGCGCCGACATATAGCTTGGATTATCAAAATACACAAGTCTATCTTCCATTGCTGATATAGTATTGCATACCTTATTCTTTTTAAGAAACATATTATTGAACATAGAAAGACGATTATCCATCCGCTTGACAATATCACCGATAGAATTGTCCTTTTCGTTTCTATACTCCCAATACTTCATCATTCCTTTAGGAATCTGTCTTCCATTATAGTCCGAGAACTCATCCAAGACAATTTCTTTCTCGTTGAAGTCCATATCTATCTTAGGCACTCGCTCGAACAAATCCTTCTGAACCATAAACGGCTTGCAAAGGTCTTTGCGTAATCCTAGAAAGAACACCCTAGGTCGATTCTGAGGAACACCCATATTACGTGCATTAAGCAACCAATGCTGCAAGATATATCCGGCATTATCCATCTGCTTGTAAATCTCTTTCACGTACTCGATAGCTTCACCTTGCAACAAACCTTGGACATTCTCAAAAACCACCACCTTTGGCTTTAGTTCTTTAGCAAGGTCAATAGAGTAGAAAGCCAAATCGTCAAGCCTTTGCGCCTTCTGACCTTCTCGGAATACTTTTTCCTTTCCCCAAGCCTTTTGGCGGTCACCTGCAATACTGAATACAGAACATGGGAAACTAGCATCCAATATATCCAAATTATGCAACTCTTCTTTCATAATATGCCCCCCCCATATTGATATTGGTAATCAACTCACGAATATCACAATTGAAAGAATACTTGACATCGTGATTCTTCAAGTACATCTTCATAACCTTTGGGTCTATCTCATTACAGGCTACAACATCGTAGCCAGCTAGTTTGTAACCAAAGGAACTTCCACCTCCACAACAAAAGCAAGACATCACCTTACCTTTGTCTTTTGTGAAATTAGCATCTTTTTTAGTCCATCTATAAGGGAACTTGTGCTCGTTTTTATACATTTATCTACCATAAAAAACAATCGTTAATAAAAACCGATGTATAAAAATAACCACAAGTAATATGGTTGTAAAAAAGGGACTCTAACCCTTGAATTTAGATTCTGTTTTCTTCGACAATGCGTCTTAAATAATCATCCGCAGCGTTATCGTCTATTTTTGACTTAAGAGACATTCCTGTGTTATATCCTATCATTAAGGACACATTCTTGCTCTTTTTCTTGTTCTTTCCATATCGCCAGCTAAAAAACTTTCCTAGCCAAGCTATACCAACAATACCATCTGATACTACTATTGTCGGAAACAAAACAAATACTCTATATATCATCGCAATCTAATTGAGAGTTAAAAATATATCTGTTCTGATTCAACCAAAGCTCCACGTAGTCAGCCTTGATTTTCAGAAATTCTTCGTATGTGTAGCATTTCTGCTGCTTACCACCTTTGTTCCAATAATAGGCAACTCCTCCCAAAGAAAAGAAGTCTATCAAGTCCATTTCCTTTCGCTCCGGTTCTTCACGTTTTTTCTTTTGCCTATATCTACTTACAGCAAGCAATATGAGACAAACGCAAAGCAACATGGAAACCAGTATCTCGAATATCAACCTTACGTCTTGCATCTTATTTTAAACACAAAAACACGAAACTACCGATTGCAAAGTCAAAGGAATAGTGACTCGGACTGCCTTTCGGTATAGTCCATCGGGTTTCGTGTCTCTAATATCTTATCAATTTCTTAAATCGCCATTTTATCCTTTTTTGTTCTGCGCTTGCAAAGATAAATAATATTTCGCTAACTTGCAAGCGTTTTAGTGCTTTTAATACTTTATTTGCATTATTTTAAACTTATCCTTTTTTGAAGTTCATGCCAAACTCTTCTTCCGTTACCTCATACATTACATCACCACATGCTACTCTTTGCTTGTCTTTTGCCATCAGCAATAAGTTTCTATAAGGTATCTCTTTCACGACTTCTTGGTAAGATAAATGCAGACTATCCATAAAAGATGCAATCTGTCCTAAGAGTGTATCGTTACCTATGGTCGTGGTTTTGCTATCATCCTTGCCGCACTCTTCGCCAAAATTGATAGCGTCTGAAAATCCTTTATAGAGATTAAGGAATAAGCCGTTTGTAAGCCATTGACAACCTCTTCAAGCGTTCCTTTAGATAATTCATCACTAATGGATTCATCGCCTTGTATGAATACGGACAACGCCTTGCAAGCATCATCCAAATTCTTAAGCATGCATAAGACTTCCGCTAAGGTCTTGCCCTCTTCGAAACTATCAAGGTATTTAGCCGCCTTGACCAATTTTATAATTGTAGGTGGTGAAACGTAATAAGCCCTTCCATTCACGATTATCGTTACGGTGTCCTCTCCAAGAATTGCATCCGTAACTAATTTACTTGCCTTACTCATGGTTCTGAATATTAAAAAAGGGGAACGGCATTAACACCATCCCCCTCTATCATTTGTTGCCTATGTCTTATTCTTGTTCTACAACCGCAGAGCCTTCCCATTGGTACTCGCCAGCCACACCATCGATCTCGCTTTCCATAGCAACGGCAGAAATACCCAAAGTGATATTCTTATCCTGCTGGTCACCCTTGGCAACGATAGCCGCATTTGAGAAAACGATGTAGTTCCCTGTCTTGGTCTGAGCAACGATACACTTGTTGATATTAGCCAAATCTTGGCTAGAAGACCAACCTACTGCATCTGCCTCCGTTGTAGTCTCTTCTCCAGTTGCCTTGTACATCTTACCACCCTGCAAGTCTACCTTATTCTTCCATGAAAAGACACCAATAGAGAATGTAATTGTCTTAGCACCCTCATCGGTCTTGTCACGATAGTAAACCTGTCCGTTCAGCTCGTTCTTGTACTCGGTAACACTAGGGTCATCCTGAGAATATCCCCATGTTCCCTCATGGCTGTTCTTAACCTCTGTAGCGGTTTTCAACCATGTAGCCAACTTAGCAGGTGTATTTGCCTCGGTAAGAGGAGCACCATACCAAATTCTCTTGATTCCAATAAATGGTTTCATCTTATCTTACGTTTAATGTTTCAAAATCAATAGTAATGTTTGCGTAATGGCAACTCAACCTACTCTCTTGCTCTATGCCGTGGGAACGGATAGAATAGCGATACCATACATCCTCAGCTTTTCCGACCTCATTGTCGGACAGGGTTTGAATAGCCTTCTTTAAAAGCTCGTTCAATTGAGGATTAGCCTCGCCCTCTATATCTTTGAGCAATATGTTTACCTCTATAGTACAATCGTTGAAATATGTCTTGTCTGCACTCATGCGCTTAGGAATGATTACTATCATGCCTTCATCAGGAATCTTCTCACCGACCAAAGGTCTTTCCCCCTCAAGTCCACCCTTTGTCAGATGTCCTTTCAGTCTTCGTTCCAATCCCATAAGTTCCAAGTCATCATAGATTACATGACCAGCATCTATTTCTGTTATCATCGCATATCCTCGATTTCTTTCTTGATATACTGAATACCCGAATCTATAACATCATATCCCCTAGAGGAAACATCAGACGCATATTCCGCTTTGTTGCCAATGGTCAAGGTGTGGTCATGTACATTACTATAGTTAGACCTTCTGAGATTACCTGTGCGGTTTCGGTAGTTTCCGTTAGCCTTATCAAGCTCAACAGCAGTTTTACCTAACCTGTCAAGAAATTCATCTACTTCCCTTTCTCCCTGTGCAAAGAAAGCGTCTATCTCATCCTTTATAACATCAGACATAGATACTCATATAACCAAGATAATTGCACTTAGGGGCATTATAGACCTTTCCACCTCCTCGGTAACTTCCATCATCGGAATATACTTTGACTTCATCACCTTCGGAAATCTGGCACTTGTCACAAACAATATGATATTTCGGTGTATATATGCTACCATTAACGGTAGTGAAATGCTCGGTAGAGTTGTCATCGCACCGACAACGCCCCATTTCTTTCCATTCCTCAGAAGAGCTAATGACCTCGTTGTACTTGTTGACAACCTTATTCACGAACTTTTTCTTTAATATATGAGGGGAATATAACATAACCTAGACATTTACCAAATATCAGACTTATCCGTGATAGTGGAAAGCCCTAAAGCTGCCACCACTTCATTATCCGGAGTAACACCATACTTACGGCAAAGCCACATATAGTATTGTCCTATCCTAGAGTAGTCCCAAGAGACAGAGAATCCATTTTCGTTCACATTGCTCATATATGGGGCAAGCATAAGTTCCTCGATTACGGAAATCATCGCCTTGCCTACAACCTGCGAATTATCAGACGTATATTCTTCGTCAAGGTCTATACCTGACGAAATATCTTCCAATTGGGCATCCGTTATGTTCCAAGCACGCAACTTCTGCGAAATGTATTCTCTTATCTTCATGTGACATCATTATTTCTGAGCCTGACTCATAGCCTCAGCGATTTTCTTTGCAGCCTCTTGCTCGCTCTTAGCCTTTTCGTCAAGCTCCTCTTCTACATTCTCCTTTTCAGAAGTCTCTTCGGTTGACTCGGCAGCATCCTTTTTTGGGGTTTTCTCCTTTTTAGTCTTGCTCTCCTTCTTCTCCTTTAAGACTTCCTTCTTAGGTGTCTCTTCTGATTTTTTATCTTCATCCTCTTTAGGATTTTCTTTTCCATCATTCAAGACTTCCTTTTTAGGAGTATCTTTAATTTCCTTATCGTCTTTTGGAGATGCAGAACTATTATCGTTCTGCACCTCCAACATCTTGCAAAGCTTACGTTCGATAAGGGAGTTCATGCGTTCTTCGTCAAAGTCCAAGATTGCACCTACTTCATAGATGGTGTTAAAATGGAACTTATCACGGAACGGACTAATTACCTCACCTCTCATAAGCCTAACCTACTGCTTGTGTTGAGTCCAAAGAATAGATAGCATCAACGTTATTCAAGATAGGAACAACCATTGCTTGTGAGCTGGTGAACTCACGGAGTGGGTCGTTGGTAGAATAACGACTAGCCAAGATATACTCATCGGCTGACTGATAAGTAACACCTGCAACTGGTCTTGTAGCTTCGGCTACGTTAGTCCAGAACAAATCACCAAGGTTATCATAGCATGTAAAGGTCATGTGACCCTTAGCCCAAGGGTTGTGTGTTCCCTTCTTGCCGTTAATCTCGGTCTTGATTGTACGGGCTACACGTACCAAGTTAGTCTGCCACTTATTTCTGAAGATAGAAGCAATCTGCTCAAAGCTCAAAATAGGGATATTGCTATTACTATTGGTTGCAATGCCTTGATTGAAGGCAAACTGAGCACGAACCTGCTTGTTCTTGCCAAGCAACTTGATTGTGTAATCATCAAGATAACAAGTAGTGATGGTATTTTGGTCTTCCATCGCCTTGTCGTAAACCAATTGGATGTCATCAAGAGGAGTTGCATCCTCTGCGTCCCAAGCCTTAGCACCGTGACCGAACTTATTCTTCTCGGCAAAACCTACATCAATTCGGATACCAGTACCACCGGAACGAGTTGCCAAAGCTACACCTGTTGACAGCTCACTGAGGAACATATCTTCAATACGCTCGTAAACCGCCTGAATACAACGAGGAAGGTCTGCAAACAAGTTACGCAAAATCTGTGGCTGAGGCAAACGTTGCGCAATCATGTTATCCAAATCCTTAAGCTGCTTCTCTGACATGTAAAGCTTCATACCAACCTTTGGGATTTGACCCTCAGCGGTTGAAACCTTATCACGGCTCTTCAATGGAAGTTCTGCATCCATTGATACAACATCAGCAGCAACTCGTGTGTATTCCGCAGTAATTGATGCCCAGCGTCCGTCCTGACTATATGTGTTAGTCAAGTGGTCTCGGTACATATAGGTCAATGCAGTCTGATTCTTGCCGTTCAACTTCTCTACTACACTTGCAACAAGTTGTGGGAAGTATTTATTGACCAACTGAAAATAAAGTGATTTTTCCATCTGTTATCCTCCTTCTTTTAGTCTTTGTCCATGGTTGCATCAGACTCATCGAACTTGTTTGCATCCTCATCGCTAACCAAAGCAATCTTTGGCATAGCTGTAAGGAACGCATCCGGATAGTCTGCACCATTTGCAGCCTTAGCTGCTACCTTGTTAACTTGTCCAGCAGTCATAATTGCCGCTGGTTCACCGTTCAGAATGGAACGATAGAGAACACCCGCATACTTGTAATGCTCCAATGGGTCGCTGGCAGTACCCAAATCCTTATAGTTGCCTGTTTCAATAGGCAATGGCTTGTAAGTTCCCTTACCATCTGTCACGATAACACGACCTGCGTAAAGAACTTCATCTTTTACGCCTGTCCAATCCAAAGCACGACCGCCCTTGATGTCGCCTTCCCATTTCTGGATAATGACGGAATCCTCACCAAAGACAATTTGCTTTTTTGTAGTCTTCAATTCCTGATTCATGTTTTTCAATTTTTAAAGTGACTGAACTAATGATGCGGCTACATTGTCAACGTCCTCCTTTGTTGGCTCGCCCTCGCTAGCACGATAGCTGCCCCCGAATTGTGGTTGTTGCAACGCCTTGTAGTTGTTCGCTACCTTGGAGAGGTATGTTTCGATAGCTTCATCTGTAGCATCATCGCTCAAGGTGAAACCCTCGTTGATACGACTTTCGGGAATGCCCAACTCCTTAGCCTTTGATAAAATCTTCGCATCGTGGTCTGCCTTTGCCTTTGCCTTTGCAGCAGCCTCTTCCTTAGCCTTAGCCTCCTCAGCTTGCTTTTGGATAGTTTCTTGCAATTCCTTAATGGTCTTGCTTTGCGCCTCCATCTGTTCGTTGTAAGTCTTGGCTTGGTCTGTGTTCTTCTGAGTCAAGGTCTCAACGAGTTTCTTGAACTCTTCACGTTCCTTGGTTCTTGCTTCATCTGAAGCTTTCTTCTCTGCTGCCTGCTCTTCAAAGTATTTTTTGAGATAGTCCGGCATTTCGTTTTTCTTTGCCAATTCCTCCAAGCGTTTCCTTTCGGCTTCTTCAGCGGCTTTCTTGGCTTCTTCTTCAGCTTTCTTCTTAGCTTCTTCTTCAGCAGCCTTGCGTTCAGCATCTTCTTTAGCCTTCTGTGCCTCCTCGAACTTTTTCTTGGCATCGGTAACTCTGCGGTCATTGTCCTTTTGCAAGGACTCCAAAAAATCCTTTTGACTAGCAACCACTGTCTCGATGTTGTCATCAGTAACAAGCCCCATCTTATCAAGCATTTCGGCATGTGCCTGAAGAACTTCATCACCTAACCCAAGAGACTTATACTCTTGTTTTAGTAACTGGAAAATTTTCTCTTTCATTCTTTCGATATATTTGTTAAAACTAGTGCAAAGATAATACGAAAAGGATAATTAACACACTAATCTGTTTGCAAGTATCTCACTTTTGCCTAAAAGTGAGCAATAAGGGCATTTACAAGCGATTTAAGGCTATTTTATTATGAAATCGTATACTAGTAGTAATACAAAATTAAACTCGCATATAACGAAAAAAAAACGCCAAACATCCTCACGGACATCTGACGCATGTCGAATAAAAAGAACCTAAACATTAATCATCTAAAAGTTTATAACATTTCGCATATAACCCAAATGATTCAAATTAGAATAAAACCGTCCATCACGCTCTATGAATTTACCGGACTTCACAATCTCACCATTATGCAACATTGCAAACTTAGAACCATGAGCTGTCCATTTATTCATTTCTTTCATATGTTCATTAGAACCCCAACCATATTTCTTGATAGTAGGATAAATGAAACGCTCAAAGCAAATCTGACTATCCGTTTTATCATGCTCGGAGCAAATCGGGAGCACTCCATTATGTGCAAACCAATAACCTGCCTTATAGAATGGATGGCAATTCTTGACACAAACAGAACCATGAGTAGCAAATCTAAAATGTATGATTACATTTTCATTTATATCTCGCTTCATCAATCTACGGATAAATGTAGAGAAATGCAAACTCTTGTAATGGTCAGACTCGCTCACGAACCCACAACCATCTGGATTTCTCATATATGCAGCCTTCAGCTCATCTACGGATGGCAAAGCAACACCTTTCGGACATACAATAATAACACACATATCTTTACCCTTTCTTTTTTCTTTGTAATACTTTGTTTTTTGTGTCCTAGGGCTTTTACCCTAGGACTACATTAATTAATCATTATTGGCTGCAAATGCATCCTTACGGCTCTGGAAGAAAGCCTTCTCTTCTTTATTCAAGAAAGGTATATCTTCGATATTCATAACCTCACTAGTGAAGACATTGTTTCGAGACCAACCGACAAGCTTTGCGCAGAACTTAACCCACATTTCAATCTTCTTATAATTGGTTGAACCTTGATGCTGGCGAAACTCGATAGTCTTGTGACGTGTATAGCTCTCAGCATTTACCTTGTAATATCTATCTCCATGAAATACATTACGTCTAATATCGTAATTGCCGTGGCAATTAGAGAAATCCTTGTCAAGCAAGCTGGCTGCCCAACGGCAATTACCTCTTCTTGAAGGAGCCATGAAACTATCAATCAATCTTTCAAGCTTCTGATAATTCTTGAAAACGTTAACATACTGCTCACCTGTCAACTTAGCTGCACCGATATGAACGTGAAGACCACAAGTAGAATTAACTCTTGCACCTACAGCATCCAAAGACTTGATAGCCTTCTTCAAAGTTGCCATACCATTTGTATTGCCATTCAATACCGGACTTACAACCTCGTTAGGGTCAACATCACCACCAACTGAAGCATCACTAACAATCTTGAAATAGCTCTTGTTATCGGTGTGGTTATAACCCTCAGAATGAATATCAACACCATTCTGACGACCTGCCTCTATCAAGGCATTGCGCTCGGCATGAACACATTCAATCTCAACACCGAATGTATAAACGAATCTCGTTGAAGTTGAACCGCTTGGCACACAAACCTTCAACATATCGGAGATTTCTTTCTCACGAAGACCGCAAGCCTTCAATGCAACAATCTTTTCGTTGCGAGACATCTTTGACTTCTTGATTTCGTCAATAGTCTCAATTAATGACTTCTTTGAACTTGCGAATGAAAACCAGTCTGCTTAGACATAATCAATTGTGCTAGTTGTTTCGGGTCTTACCCCTTGGTGTCGCTCTCACCTTATTGAGTGAAACTTGTCACTCGGCAAATCAACCAACTTATCTTGATTGACGATGCAAAGATACAAATAACTTTTGAAACATGCAAGTATTTTAATGTTTTTTCTTTGTTTATTTAACTTACGGTAACTGATATATGTACGTTATTAACAATTACCCTCTTTATATACCTTATTATATATAAAAAAGGCTTCGATGTTCACACACCAAAGCCTAAAAACTTTACTAACTAATTACCAATTTTATCAACTATCTTCTTAAATCATCACCAATATCTTCTTCTACTCCCAAATCCGGCAGTCTGTCATACGCTTTTTGGTCATCACCACCTTCAGACTTAACACCTAGCAGATAGCCATTCCGAAAAGCATAATAAACCAACTTCTCCATATCTTTTGCTGTTGCATTATCTGTCAAATGTAACGTGGCATACAATCCCATCAAGAACTTCCGTACATCTTTCGGATATACTTTATTATTCTTCTCTAAAGCGACTGCCATTCTTAGTGGACTTTTCATATTCTTCTAATTTTCGTAAAACCATCAAACGAAACACAAAAGAGAACCATTCCGCTTGTCTCCCTAGTTCATAGACTTATTCGCAACTTTATTCGTCCCATCTGCTTCCTACGTTTACCCGTTGACAGATGTCCGAGATTCCAATAGGACAAACATCACGGCTCTCTTCTTGTGTATCATTGTGCCAACGGAAGGATTCGAACCTTCGACCCTAGGATTAAAAATCCTATGCTCTGCCACTGAGCTACGAAAGCGTAAAGGAATGGTTGGATTTGCACCAACGCCCCCTTGGTTGCATAGCCAAGTGCTCTACTACTGAGCTACATTCCTTGTAATATGACAAAAGTACTTGTGGTGCAAGGGAGATTCGAACTCACCGAACCCGCTATGGAAATTGATTTACAGTCAATCTTCTTTAACCGCTTGAATATCGCACCATTTGTGGAACATACTCCTATTCCTCCTCGTTGCCCCAAGTGGATTCGAACCACTAATGACAGAACCAAAACCTGTAGTGTTGCCATTACACCATAGGGCAATTTAGTACTGCATAAAGGATTCGAACCTTTGAATACCAGCGTGAAAAGCTGGCGACTTAACCACTTGTCTAATGCAGCATCTAGGGATTCTCACCCTAATTAGAGTTTCCTTGTTATAGTCTAGCTGAGCTGGGTAATTTCAAAAACCATGCCGTAAACTCCTAAGTCTTGACTTATTATGGTAGAAGCGACCTCTCAGAAGGCCATCTGTTTCAAACACGATGCAAAGATAAGCATTTTTTCTTATACTTGCAAGTGTTTTAGTGTTTATTTATATTCTTTTGATGAATTTTACATCACTTATCCTTGCGGAGAATACCACAAAGGGTATCTACAAGTTTCTTTGCGTCATCACCTTTGATTTCGATAACATTTGAAACATCAGGAGCATCCTCGCCTTTCTGTTCCTTATCCAAACGCTTACGGAGAGCCAAATCTGGATTCTCAACCAAGATAGAGTCTAAAGCATAATTGCAAATGCGGCTTGCAAGTTCCTCGCTACCATTCGCGTCACGCACAAACTCACTCTTGCCTTCAAGAATACCCATAATCTCATTGTACTCTTCAGAATTCTCACAATTTCGTGAGAGCATACCAATCACCTTGTAACGATCAATCTCAAAACTGACCTTTAATTTGTCTTTATTCATTTCTGTTTACTTGATTTATAAATTAATTAATTGCGTCTTATATTCCACATGCTTTCAGCAGGGCCAACCATAACATCAATATTAGCTCCTTGCTTATTTGCTACTGTTTCAATCCACTTAAGGTTGATAAACTGACCAGCGGAAAGGTTCATTTCTTCCATATATGCCTTATCTGCCTTTGCCTTTTGTCGCTCAGCCTTTTCTCTTGCTATCTGCACTTCATATTCACGTTCTTGTGTCTGCTTGGCTTGCACGACCTTTGCCGTGCGGTTCATTTCATTAAGCTGTTCCTTGTTTGGTGTAGCTTTACCAATGATAACCTCCTTTATGATGATAGGCATCTGCTTTTTCTTTGATAGAGCATTCACATAGTCCTGCATCTGCTTGCGTATCTTGGTGTCAATCTGATTAAGCACTTGCCGATTCGACATCAAGTCAAATGGGGAATGCTGAGAAATATGGTCTCGAACCAGATTGCAGAAATAATTGTTGAGATTAGTATCAAACCATTTCTCTCCATAATTCTGCAAAAGAATTGGGGACTTGCCTTGCTCAATCTGAGTAATGATTACAGTATGGAAGTCAAGTGGCGTGTTATCGTCACTAAACAAATCATCTAAGGTAATCTCATGACGGACTGGAACAATCTTGAAGTAATAACCACTCGTTGACCACCAACACCAAGTGAGACCAGTCTGCACTGCTTGCTGTTCAACACCTCCATGCCCAATAAACCAAGGCTTCTTTACGATTACGGCTTCTTCGTCTGCATCGGGAGAAACCGAATGACAACTTGTAAGCGCACTCATGCCGAGTATCGCAAAACAAAACATTAAGATAATTTTCTTCATTCTTAATTTGATTATTGTGTTATATTATACCAAAAATTCCTCTCATAATAAAGTTCTCCCTTTTTCTCATACCGGATAGCATCTGACTCTTCACATAGCTGACGAATACGCATATACAAGCGTTTGTCCAGCTCTTCTTCAAACAAAAGAGACAACTCCTTCCAATTGTCAACAACAGGAGCAAACCAAGGATACTGCTCCTTTACAGCTTGTAGCTCATCCAAGGTTACGTGTCCGTATTCTACCATGTCATAGCATCTACGGAAGTCACTATTGTCTTTAGGAATATCCAAATCTTTCTTTCTTTTTACCCCCATCAATGCACTCCACATAGTCATTGAAGAGATACCAGTATCACAAGTGGCTATCCACTCTATCATTCTTTGCTTGTTCATCTTCTTTTATATAAATCACGCTAAATCGCTTTATTAACTCTTCACATGCTTCTTTAGTTATGATACATTTCTTTGAATCTTTAATGCCAGTAACCTTTTCACGAATAGCAGCATTCGTGTCGTACACTTCTTGTAGTTTTTTCTGAAACTCAATTACGTCTTCGTTGGTGAGTTTACCTTTCTTCTCAACAATCTTGTTTGTTATATCCTTATAAACACATTCGAGTTCAACATATAAACGAGCTTCTAACTTCACCATTATTGCGTGTACAAAAGTATCATAAAGTCTTTCCATCTTGTATTTCCTCCAAAAGTCTTTTGATTTCCTCGTTTTCTTTATTATCTATGCGAGCCTTTAAGATACTCTTGAATGCGGCATCCATTGCATCGTATCTACTGGAATATTCCTTACCATCCGTATGACACAAGCCTTCCTCTACACACCATGATGTAGTTTGCCAACAGAACTTATCTTTCGAAATGTTTGCAACACAAATATAGTAACCGAAATGCTCTAAAAGCCAATCAAGCACCATATCATAGCTTGGAGCGGATATTGCCGGATGCTTACTATTCAACTTTAAGGCAGCAGAAAACTCAATATTGGATTTCTCCCACTCGGAATTGGAGTAAGCAATATAACTGCCGTAATGCTCATTATATTTTCCACCCTTACGAATGCCACCCTTTGCTGTCCAAGGACTAGCATAAGCCCAAAATTCTGCTATCTTCTCATCGTAACCAACCTCCTTCAGAAGTTTGGCTATCTCAAAGGGAACTACCTTTGGTTTTATCGTCTGCTTATTTGCCATTTTCCACCCTTTTTAAACTGAACCCGAATCAGACTTATCTAATTCATCAATTGCCTGTCTAAGCAAAGGAAGAACCTTGTCCAAGTCTTCGAAATCCGGTACGACTTCATTCACTCGCAAGATTGCTTGACCTAACAAACTCTTAATCTTTTCTCTGTCCATTGCTCTTCTCGGTTTGTTTCTCTAAGTCTTTTAAATCTACCTTCTCAAATCGAGGAACTGGCTTACCATCAATCTCAACATTACCAAAGAACATTTCCTTTGGTCGCACCCAAACTTCATGCTGTCCGCACACTGCTTGATACGCAACCTTAGCTTCAGAAGTCTCGCTATCAGTAACCTCACCAAGGTACTCATAGAAATTGCCCTTATAGTGTCGGTAAATCGGCTTACTGAATCCACCATGCAGCCAATCGGCTTTGCCGTTGATTTTCACGTACTCCCTTACCGCATCGCACTTACAGGACTTATTCAGCTCTTCTACCCAATCAAAGAAAGCTTGTTTGTCCTTTATCTCTTCACTTGATACCATGAAGAGATAAGTGCAAAGAAGCATCTTACCTGCATCAGTATCATATTTCTTGTTCACCTCTTCAGCTAATTGCATCATAGGTGTATCTAAGCGATAATTCCAACTCATAATCTACCCTTTCTTACTTTTTAAATTTGCCAAATCCTCTTTCAAACGTAGATGGAAATTATCTTCTCCATCATCACCGGAAAGAAGCCAATCAATTCTTTGGGCATAAACCTGAGCTTTCTTCAGAAGTTCAATACCCTTTTTGAATTCCTTGATAGTCTCTTTAGATAAGCCATATCTGTTAGGCATCGTATGATGATGTTTTCTAACATACCTGTCTTCATCCTCTTCTAACCATCGGTCTTCGAGAAAGCATCTTTCGTCTTCCTCATCCAATGGATGACCATCAACATAATCTTCTATCTTTGTATATATGTCAGCAATCCGATACTGAGCATAATCAAAACGTCCACCACTCATTGACTTTTAACTTCAAACTTGAACTTACTTCAATGCACTCAACCTCGCTTCTAGCTGTTGGATTATGTTATCTATAGTCTTTCCCCTATAATCAATAGCAATATCTTCCAGCACCTCAATCTGAGCCGCAATTTTTAATCTTTCTCTTACTACTGTCATAATCAAACTTGTTTATTATGATGCCGTGCTTGCAAAGTTGTAATGCACGATATAAACATAACCGCCATACATCTTTCCGATTGTTACTTCAACGAAATCAAAGATAATGTCGCCATCCATCTTGTAAGAAATCAAAGGCTCAGTTGGGAATGCATGGTGTTCTGTGTTGAAACGATACACTTCTTGTGATAGTAACTGCTTGAATACATCAACCTCACCATCCTTTGAAAAAACACCTTTAAACTCATCTTCATTGTCAATTGCAACAACTACTCCAAGTTCACTTCTGACACATACACCTTCATTTCTACCACTTTGTTCATTATACAAGACAGGTAATGTGTAAACACCTCTTGATTCTTCCATATGCTAATTCTTAATTTTGTATTTTGTTTTTATCCTTCAAGTTGCTTACATTGAGCTAAGTCTATTGCGTACGCCCAACGCTTAGGAACAAAAGACATCGTAGGTACGAACCTATCCGCACGCTCAACACATACATCTTGCGTCCGGTAAATCAATCCGTCTGAGCCTTTTACTTGCAACTCTACTAGAATTGTATGGTCTAGCATCGGGAACTTATCAATATCATGCCAGACTTCACCGCCTTCAAGAAAGGTAGGCTTTATATGGTTCATCTTTGCCATAAAGTACTTCATGTAAAATGTTTGACTTATATTCGTTAGTTATGGTCTCGCAACTACCAAAGCACCACAAATCCTTGGATTGCTCCTTGTGTAACCTTGATGACTTTATATAATAGCCATTGTTGACATCATAATGCTTACGTACCATGATATTGTCGTTTACCACTCCGACCTCATCATCCGTAATTACATAGAACATTCGACCATCACTAAATGCATTTAAGCCTTTATACACTCCATTAGAGACAACCATCTTTTCATAGCCGTTCGTCTCCCAGTTGGCATAATCCCAAATGGTTTCCAAATCATCATCATTCAGAAGATTATTATCAATAATAACCTTGCCGATAACCTTGAATTTGCCATCTTGCATCATTGCCTCAACGACAAATTCATCGGCAGCGTTGAAATCGCTAATCTCTATGGGTCTCATAATACTTGTGCTTAATATTCTCGTAAATCACCCTCTTTGCTGCCTTTGCTCTTCTGCTATTATCAGAAAAGACATCATCATACAAAGACATATCTTCACTCTCAAAAGCCACATGCTCACCTTTATAGCAAGCATCAAAGCGGCATCCTTTTTCGGACTTAGCCGCAGTAAACTTTATCTTACCAAACTTAATCTGCATAAACCCTATCCTAGAAAAAATATTAATGATACTATTTCAAGAGCAAATAAAAACGCTAACGCATTCTCAATTGTGAATACCTTTTTCATTGTTTCAATACAGTTTTACGTGTGTCTCACGCTCTAAATTTATATTGTAAGGGGATTTCATATCCCCTTTGTTGTTCTTACTTCAAAACTCGATAAGTTTTATCGAAATCATTAAAACTCTTCAAGTAACCTTTCTCAGTCAAAGAGTTTAAAATTTCTTTCAACTCATCCTTGGTATTATCCAAATCGAAATCATACAACTCAGCAAATGTAAAGTACTTGTTACCACCAATTACATCAGCCATCACTTCGATGTTGCCATAAACCATTGTCTCTTTCTTACTCAATCTAGTATTCATAACAAATCACAGTTTTTATGGTGTGTCTCACCATTTTTAATTAGTAACCTTTATTTCTTAATTACAATGCAAAGATACAAAGAATATTTGAAATATGCAAGTTATTTAATGTGTTTCTTTTATATTTTAACGCTTATTATATATGTAGGCACGAAATTAACTTTCTGTAGCAGAAAAAGCCAAAGAATCCACCATTTCGTTATACATATTACCTCTATGAGCCTTAACCCAATGGTATCTTATCACCTTGCCTTTCGCTACCTTATTATATATAGGCTGTAAGTCTCCTAACTTGCAAGCCTGTATTCTCTCTATAGCCACTTGGCAATCCACATATACATCAACAGAACACAAAGGAGGGCAATCACCCAATGCTTGAATGACTGCCCTTATTTCGGCTCTCACCGAATCGTTCACTTTGGCTGTGATAAATGTATATTTCCCACTATTGATAATCGCTCCCTTATGAAGCACAAGCCAGCCACAACCACACTTTTCTTTCTTACTAGAACCATCGGCATACACCTCGTAGCGCACACCTTTTGCCTCATCAGCAATCATCTGAGCAACAACCTCCAAAGAGTCATTGCTCATCACCTTGGCTATTTGCTTGGCTTTCTTCTTCATAAACGATTAAATCAAACCTCGTTCCTTGAACTCATTCATCAATGGTGTTGCTAAGACCTCAATATCTGGATGAGGCTTTCCGGTCGTTCCAAGACTTCTCAACTCGAAGAAATGCTTCCAATCGCTCACAAATGCGGTATGAATCAACTCCGTGTTGGTATCAAGAGGAAGTATCGTTCTCGCATCCTGTGGCTTAAGACCATCATCCTTGACCAAAGACAAATACATCATTTCGCATACTCTATTGGCAAACCACCATTTTTCTACCGGACTCCAATGCTCATAACTACCGATATTCTTTGATAGGTCAACAAATGTTCCACCATCAAAAGACAATGGATTAACCGCATCATCTTTGCTAACCCACTTTGGCTTGTTGATAGCAATCTCGCCTCCGAACTTATCTTTACTATAGTTGCAATATCGGGTGCTTTGTTCCGCTACGGAATCTACACGATGTCTGTTAGCCTCTCTACTTACCGCAATCTGAGTAGTAAAACGGACTGTTATTCGCTTCTCATGCCATTCCGTAGGCTCGCAAATATAGTCCAAATCCTCAAACCAGTTATTTTCAACTATCACTCTGTAGTTGGTTGTGATATAGTAGTCACTGCCAATCTGCATCACCTTTGAATATTTGTTCTCACGATAGTGCTTGACCAATAAAGACTCCGGTACAAAAAATCCTTCTTCATAGGCAACATGGAGGTAAATCGTTCCATGCTCACACATGGCAAGATGATTACTGCTTACCATACGCTCAACGAAAGGCTTTGCGCTGTCTTTATCAATCTTCATACTTGACGCATAACATGTACGACCGCACAACTCTATCTGTTTATAAACTCCATCCATGCCCTCACCTTGGGATAGGATTTCATATCTCGGTTCTAATATCTTCATGTCCTTATAAGTTTTGAAATTCGACCACAAAGATAACTATTATTTTCCACTCTACCAAAAATTAACACTCAGTTTAACAACACTTATCTATATTGTGAAAAACAAAAACTTTCACCCCAAAAAAGAGGAGAGTGCATCACGCATTCCCCTCTTACTTTAACATGGCACAAATTAAGTTTACAATCTACTCATCTTATCTTTCAATTCGTGTATATCATTGAATGCTTGCAACATAGGCTTATGCCAACGCTCTTGTCGCTCATCAATCGACTGCAAGTACATTAAGCTTTGTGCAAGGATAGTCCTACCCTCATCAACAGCTAACCAAATGTTACCTACATTACCCATTATAGTATTCACGCTAGCTGTTAGTAAGCTACTCTCTGCGCCACCATCACGAGCCGCAATAGCATCCAACTTGGTATTTATGAGCTTTGTTTCCTCATACGTTCCCTCTGTTGCAATTTGTACCGCAGTGAAACGACCATTCAACTCTTCTCCAGTATCTTGGCTCATTGATTCAAAAGAACCGGAAGAAGCGGACTGCTCGTAAGATTGCTTGTAGCCCGTTATTTCGGCTACTTCATCTCTAATCTTCAGTCCTTCTTGAACCATTTCATCATACTTTCCCTTCAAGGCAGTTATATCTGTCTTTGACAATTTACCACCATTTGCCTCAGCTCGTTCCGCCCATTCGTCATAGAATGCTTGCATATCATTTCCCAACAAATCATCCACCTTAGCTTTCAGAACGGCTTGCATAAGCATCTTGGAGAAATTATCAGAGAAGTCTTGAGCAGAGGAATTCATATCCATCAAAGTATCTATGAACTCGCTCTTCAAACTATCAAAAGATATTTGCGTCAAGCTTTCTGCAAGGTCATCAGCAATTTCCTCTAATGTTCCAGCCTCAGCCGCATAGTCTTTCAACTTTTCAAGAACTCTACCTCCATAGCCACCCTTACCTGTATTCTTGATAGCCTCAACCATATCTGGATTCTGCAAAATGGCAGCTGCTTCATCAGCAGATTGCAAGTCGTTAAGATTACCATTCCATTGTCTGCCTATTGCATCGGACACCTTTTTGATTTGCTCTTGCGAAAATCCTCGGAAATAAGCGTTAAAACTGTGATGAGAGCCATGATAACCCATTTGCGCCTCCATGATACTCTTTAAATTTTGTTCTTTCTCCTTTTGGAGGTTTTCGGCTTTTTTAGCATCCTCTACGGCTTTAATACCACTATTCTTGTCTATGGAGTCTCGTAACTTGTCTATAGCATCCGTCAAGATTTCATTTCTATCCGTCAATTTATCTATAGTCCGGTTTACTTCTTTTGCGTTTCCACCAACTCCAAACAAACTATTGAAGCCACCAAACGATATTGTATTGAGAATATTACCAATACCGCTTATCAAAGACCCTCCTATCTGTGTGATAAAATCACCACTTAGGATATTCTTCAAGATTCCACTTATAGCATTAAAAACAGTGTCAAGAAGGTTGCTAATCAAAGTTCCAATACCATCTTTCAAAACATCAAGTATCTTCAAGATGGCAGATACGATTTGACCTATAAATCCAGCTTGTGATAATCCTTCGCTTAGAGCTTTTCCTGCATCCTTTCCAGCATCTGCGGCTGCATCTGCGGCTTCCTTGCCCATATCCTTCAGACCATCTGCCGCTTTCTTAGCCTCACTCAAAGCTTTCAATCCGTCAATTCCACCTTTAAGTTGATCGAAACTATCCCAAAGAGCTTCCAAATCAGATAATCCGGAATTTGAAAGGAACTCATGGATAGCGGAAATCGGTTGCGTCACATTCTGTGTCGTTAGAGCCAACTTCTGACCACTAGTACGAACTTTTGTGTTAGCCGTAACAATCTTCTTTCCGGACTCCGCTAACTGGCCTTGAACTTTATTCAAGTCTTCTTGTAGCCTTGTTTGCTCAGCAACATTACCCGACTTTTTCGCATTCGCTATCTGATTTTGTAAATCCTTAATGCGAGGTATAAGCTTGGTTTCCGTTTCCGTATATTCATCTTGAGCAATTTTCGCATTCTTCAGAGCCTCTTGATAAGCTACAACGTCCCTTGCAAGGTCTTTCCAACCTAAATCACTTGTATTACCAATCGAATTACGGATATTCTGCATAGCATCAACGATATTCTTCTGCTGGTCTGCTCCCAAATTTTGGAACTTATCCGTACCTACGAACTTATCCAGATCTGCCAATAAAGGAACAAGCGCATCTTTCATAATGCCACCAACATTTCCGAAGACTTGATACCAGTCTATCTTCTGCATAATAGCACTAGCCTCAACCGAATCCGTCTCTTTCTTCTGCTCTTCTTTCAAAGACTTTATCTTCCATTGCTTGCTTGAGTCCGAATCCGTAGAGTTTTCAACCTCGCTAATCCTCTTAGCATAATCGGCAGCAATAGCTAACTTCTGCTCCTGGAATGTGCCATAAGTCTTCAGATAATCGTACATGCTTTGCGCTTCTTTAGCAAGCACATCCTCATTCTGCTTTACCGCCTTATCCCGAATTGCATTCATCTGATTAGCAACACTCATGCCTATGGTCATATTCATACCATTGACCTTAACCGGATTACCCTTGCTATCCTTCATGGTTTCATTCAAAACCTCATTCTTATACTCTTCATCGGTTTTGCTCTGTTTCCACATATTAGCCTTACGACCCTTGCCGGAATTAACCCAAACAGCTTGGTCACGCTTTTTCCTAGCCTCAACCAATTTGTCTATACCATCTTCTACCGCTTTTTTCTCCTTGTCGGCATTCTCCGTTATCTGAGCCAATTCCTTGCTATAGCCCTCATTCATCGCATTGATGCGGTTCTTGGTCATATCTTGGATAGCTTTCTCCGAATAGGATGAAATAGACTTGAAATAGTCCTCCTCAGCCTTCTTGCGTTCATACGCTCTTGCTTGTGGGTCATCCGTTGCACCTGTTTTCTTAGGTGTAGTCTTGGTTGTGTTTGATATTGTTCTACCATTCTTATTTGCATTTCTTTTGTCTAGTTCCCATTTTGCTAATTGTGCATCATTGAAACTTTGTTGTTGATTTCTAAATACACCATTTGTTTTAAGAATTAAATTACGTCCATGATGCGTTTTCTTATAATCACCTTGTGTTTTGGTGTCTCGTAATCTTCTATTCAATAAGTCTTTCAACTGTGAATCTGTCATTGACTTCATCCAAGATGGAATTTTACTATCATCAACGTTAATTAGTAAATTCAATCCATAAGTTCGACTCCAAACACTAATAAGTTGTTCCGTCGAAGAAGTTAATTCGTCTATGGACATCTTATTCCGCTTATTTACCCAATTATTTCGAGCTTGTGTATTACTCCAATCAACTCCTTTTAAGATTACATTGTTTACCGCTTCTTCGGCTCTCTTATAACTATCTTTCAACGAAATTACAGAATCAACATGACGCAAAATAGAACTCTTCAAACTTGCTAACTGAAAACTATTGTATCCCATTTTTTTTCCCCATTCTTCAAATGGTACTAACATCGAGCGAAGAGCGGTATCATAGTCTTGTGCCGCCTTTGCATATTCTAAAGTTCCCTTTGTGGCATCATCCATACTTTTCTTTAATGAGCCAATCTTTTCTATCGTACTATCGGGTACAATCTGTTTAAACATCATTTGAACAGCAGATATATCTTCCTTCTTGATATGTTGTCCAAAATCCAACCAACTTCCACCTAAATCATCCGCAAACTTATCGTCTAAAGATTTGCGTGCCTCTTCATATTTGGAAGCTATGGACATCAAGGCATTTGCCCTCTCTCTCTCATCATTTTCCAATTGTAATGATGCAGTAAATTCATCGTGCTTGTTTTTTAAAGTTTCTAAATTTTCCTTTTCACCATCACATTTAACACCATATTGCTCATAAACACCAATAAGCTCTTCCTTTGCTTTTTTATGTGCATCGGTACTACTATCAGTATTCTTCATTACATTTAACAAGGCTTCTACCTTATTGGTAGTTAGACTAGCCGTTTCGCCAAAATGAGAAGTATCAGCCGATATTTCTTCAGTCTCGTCTCCAAACATAGAAAATACGGAATACAAAGTTGTTCCCAGTGTTATCAATGCACCTATTGGATTAGCAGCCATTGCCGCCCATAAACTCTTCAAGGCATTTCCACTACTTCTTACCGCACTAGAAAAAAGATTAACTACCGTAGTCGTATATTTTGTACCTGCTGCATAAAGCGCATTTTTGACAGTGGCTGTTGTTGTCGCCAATATCCCAGCTTTCTTTGCAGTGGTATTGGAAGCTTGAGAAACAGTGTTAATATTATTTTGTATCGTAGCCTGTTGCTTACTTAAATTCTCCTTTGTTTGAGCAATCGTCTTACGTTCGCTTTCAATGGTCGAAATCTTTGTTTGAGCAGCATTCACTTGTTTTGTTGTCGTTTCCAAACGTTCTTTTGCTTCTAGCGCATTCACGGCATTACCCTCTGCATCAAAAGCTAAGTTTGCGCCACCAGCAGTTTCCTCAACCAATTTTTGAGCCTCAGCAAAGGCATCTTGGGCATCTTGCAAATCATTCAAGGCTGCTGTATATTGTCTAGCCAACTCAATATCCCTATCATCAAGATTTGATATTTTCTCCGTGGTTGTTTTCAAATCTTCTTTAAGAGATTCTATCTTTTGTTGACGAAGTTCCTCTGTCTTTCTTTTTTCTTCATCAAGCTCAATTTGGCTTTGTGCCGTTGCTTGTTGTTGAGCCTGTAAAAGTTCACGTTTCGTTTCTAGTTGGGAACGCATTTGTGCCGAAATAACGCCCTCTTGCTCGGCTGCATCTAACCTTGCCTTTACAAAATCATCGGACACAGCGGTATCTCCAACAACACTTGCCAAGTCTTGTTGTTTGCTTACTCGCTCTTGCTTTTTGTCCTTACCCATCGATTTATTGTTTGAGTTCTCCAGGTCTTGCAAACGCTTGATTTCAGCATCAATTCCCTTCATCATATCATCGGCTTGTTGCGCTTCCTCTGCTTTGCGAATAGAAGCAGCCGCCATTAATGATGCACGATAAGAACCAACGGCTACTATAGCTGTACCAATAGTTTTTATAACCTCTTGCCAATTCTCTACCATAGCAGAAATAATTGACAATCCGCTAGAGAACACGCCCTCGGATTTTTTGCCGATTTCGTTGAACATCTGCTGGATGGAGTCACCAATATTGCTCCACTGACCCTCCAAAGTTTTTGATTGCTGTTCCATCAAGCCTCCGAAGCGTCCACCTGCTTGCGTCATGTTGGCGATAGCTTCCTTGAAGATGTCTGATGTCACTTTACCCTTGGAAACAGACTCTTGAACCTCCGTTGTGTTTTGGTGTAAAATTTTACCCAACTCTTCTGCCAAAGGAATACCTCTACCCATGAACTGACGCAAATCCACTGTAAACATTCTTCCTTGCGAAACGGTCGTTCCATAAAGATAAACAAGGTCTCCAAGCGGAATGTTCAAGCCCGAAGCAATGTCACCAAGCTGGACAAGGGTTTTGTTAACATCTTTCGCTTCCGTTCCGTATGCCAAAAGTTGTTTTGCACCACTCGTAACACTGGACAAATCGAAAGGCGTATGAGCTGCCGTTTGGATAAGTTCATCCATCAATTGTTTGGACTTATCCAAACTACCAAGCATGGTATTGAAAGATATTTCAAGTTGTTGGAATTGGGAACGAGTATTGAAAATACTACTTGTCAGTTGTTCAAATCCTAAACCGCCAAGCAAAGCAGCCGAAAGCATGTGAGCATCACCAGTTACCCTTTGAAACAAGCTAGACATACCCTCTCCGGCAGTAGGAGCAGACTTCATGCGTTCTATCATTTGGTTCATGCTATCGGTCAACATATTTGTGGCATCTTTTGCCGGATTTGCTGAACCTGCATACAAAACATACTCATTCCGCATGTTCTCCAAGGTCTGACGAGCACCGACAGCACCTCCTTCTAGGTTCTTTAATTGCGCAGTTTGACCTGCCAAAGAACCTTTCAAATAGTCAATATTCTTCTGTAAAGAATCTATGGATGACTTATCCGTTGTAACTCCTAGAGTTAATCTCTTGTTCGTGATTTGCTGTTGGATTTTCTCTATTCGGTCTTTGGTAGCTTGCATTTGAAGTTCATAGCTATAAACTTCCCTTGCGGCTGCTTGCATCTTCTTATTAAACTCGGAAGACATCACGTAAGCGGCTCTTGAAGCAGCTTGTGTCAAGTCCTTTAAGCGATTGCTAGCATCCGCATATTTTTCCGTCAAATCCGCAACAATAGCTGGGTCGGTTGACTTATTGGTCTTCAACAACTCAGCCCTCAATTTCTCACACTCGGAACGAAGTTTCGTTACCTCTTCGAAATTTGCTCGAACGTCAAATCTTAATTCTGCCATTTCTTTACTTTTTATTTGGCAAAATTAGCTAATAGTCAAAGGAATATCGAATGAATTAAAAGGTGCTATTTCACAAAAGATTTAAGTGCAAAGAATAATGTCTAGATACAAAAAAGCCTTCCACATTCACATGCAGAAGGCTCGGTTGTTTACTTATTTTTCTTCTATATATAAAGACCGTCAAATCACGACAGCCTGTAATTCTTTTGAAATTCCATGTAAGCAATCAAGAATTTGCTGCTTACGTTTTTTGCTAGGCTCATGGATTCCCATTGCATACTGACGCATCAGAGAAGCATTAATGCCAGCTTTCTTTGCGACACCATTTATATTCAGATATGAAAAATAATCGAAGAAAGAACCTATATCATACCGGAACTCAAACACCAATTCAGGCATTTGCTTTCCCTCTTCTTCAAGAAGCTCTTTAATCTCTTCCTTTGCTACAAAAATATCATCCATCGCTTGTTTTGCAGAGTTGCCAAATCCGACTAGATGGAAGTCTGGAAATTTATCCACCATATAGCAAGAAAAATTCTTTTCTTCTTTACACTTTTCTACTTGTATAATTACCTTTGTTGCCATAATTCCGATTCTAAACTTTAAAAAGAGGTCTTAAACTCATATCAACTTCTTGCTATATAAGCGAAAAATTGCTGGGCTTAAAGCCCAAGCAATCTTTCAAGAATACTGTCGTAAGTCTTTCGAGAAACTTCACGACTGCCGTGCCGTGGCACTGGACATTTAAGTTTTGTTGTTGGACTAAACCAAATGTCGTGATTACCACCATGCCGAACCACATAGCAACCTGCTTGGGTCAGCTTTCTCACTAATTGACTAGTCTTCATCATATATAATAGAAGAAATTAATAAATAAGTAAAAGACCTCTTTTGTCCTTAAGACAATGCAAAGATATAACTTTTTTGTTATATATGCAAATAAAAGGATAACTTTTTTGTTATATTAACCTCAATTAACAAAAAAAGAGCCACCCCGAAGGATGGCTCACTTTACTTTACTATACTAAACAGTTCTATACTGGGCTTCGCTGCACAACACTATACTGCGCTGTACTGGACAACACTTAACTAAACTGCCCTTTATTTAAAATTAGCAAATACATCACGAACCTTTGCAAGTTTCGCCAATGTATCGTAATACTTAGATTGTTCTTCCATAGGCAAAGGTCGTACATTGTTTATGATGTCAGCACCTTGCTTTAATGCCTTCTTGATGTCGCTCATCATTTGGTCGTAGCCGTAATTGGCTTGCTCGTTGCCAGGAACAATCACGTAGCCATTGCCCCAAACATTACGAAGGCAACATTGCTTATTTTTCAACATGTCCTCACGCAATTTTTCAACCATTGCCATGTACGTAAATTGCTGTAATTGGATAGCCTCAATATAAGCATCTACATCCTTATCATAATCTTCAAAAGCAAGTTTTGGTAAACCCAACTTCTCTTTGAGCCACTTATGTGGAATAAGCTGACCTTCTTCAAAGCTAGCTATTAGCTCTTCTTCGAACGCTCCTAGCACTTCATTTGTTAATTCCTTTACACTTTCCATAATCGTTATTTTAACTTTGTTCTCTGTCAAGGATTCGAACCTTGATGAATACCATACAGAGAAACCCTTTACCACACTCAACTAAACTATACTGTACTTCACTGAACTATACTAGACTAAACTTTACTGAACTAAACGATAAATATCTAGCTCCCCACAGAAGAATCGAACTTCTACTAGCACCATGTGGGGATAACCAACTATTTCATCACCTTTGCTTCAAACTTTCCATACATTGCTCGGAATGTGCCTAAATGGTATCTAAGACCAGCAACCTCGAACAACTTAACAATTTGGTCTCGGTCTAATTGACTTTCATCATACCAACAAGTGCATTCAGTACTCCACTCTGGGAATATCGCACGAGTAGCAAGAACCTTTGCGCCTCGAATACCAACGGCACGGCAATCTACATAAATGCCAAGCTCGTAAAGTTGCTCAGGAGTTTTGTCCGCATCCTTGAACTTCAACAAACCATCATCCATAACACCAAAAGAACGCTCAACCTTAGCACCAAGACGAATCTCTTTGGCAGCACATTTAACGGCTTGCATGATGTGCGAACTAGGAATAATGTATTCGCCCTTTGTATTCTGATACAAGGATGCCAAGAACTTCAATCGGCATATCTCCAATTGGTCTTCTTCCGTCTTTTTTCGCTTGGCAGTCAAACCGGAAATCTGCTTTGAGTAAGCATCGAAAGGAGAAACTGTTCTCGGATTATTCAACATCAATGGACTAACACCAACCAACTTAAAACTAATTGTCTTCATACTTTTCTTTACTTTTAAAATTAAACACGGCAGTTTTACAGGTATGCCTCTTACCTTTGGGACAAAACAAAAGCCCCGTCCGCTTATTGTCGTGAGTAGCGAACGAGGCTAAAAGTATAGAAAAGTCCGAAGACTTCTAAATTTCTTCTTATCCCTGTAACCATGCTCACGACTTCACGGCTAAACCATTTCTGATTTCGTTTGCAAAGGTAAGCATAATTTCTGAAACACGCAAATTATTTAGTGTATTTCTTTATTCTTTTAAACTTTATTTTCTTTTAGAAACTTATTTTTAATATTACACCTTATTGTATTATAGCTCTTGCAATGTACCAAACAAACCATTTCTAAACTAAAACTGTTAATATCCTAAGTTTACGACACTCCAAGAGCCATCACTATTCTTCTTGACAACACCATGCAAATCAACGAATTTCTTCTGACCACCATAGGTTGAACGTAAAGAATAAGAAACAGTGACCTCACGTCCACTAACGCTTTCTTTCTTCACCTTGAACACATTGGAGCTTTCCGCACCTACGGAACTTGTAGCATTGCTAACATTCCACTCTTTTTGAAGAGCATCCTCTATTGAATACAGGTCTTCATCCGAAACATACACATCGGTCTCACTAGAAGAACTGATAGCATTTGCTTTTTCGTATTCTCTTGGGTCTTCACGCTTCCCATCTCTCACGATATATACATAATGACATGATTTCAAGTCTTTCACTATCAACGATTCCAAATTCCAATCTTTAGGATTCCTATAAGGAATTGAGACTTTCATATCATACGCAAATTTCCCATTTTTTCCTTCCACAACACCCTCTACAGTTCCTTTATCACTAAAGCTACCTTTCTGATCATTATAACCCTTATTGTTATAAAACTGACTATCAATCACCTTATAGCTTTTGCCAAAATATTTTTTTAAAACCAAGTCACGTTTTGGCATACAGGAATCCTTGGAAATAGCTCGTATTTCATGTTGTTCCCACTCTTCAACTATCATCTTGTCTCTTTCAGAGGCAACCTTTATTGCGTAACCACAAATGGCAACAATTACTACAATAATGGCTACGTAAGCTATTTTCTTCATAATCACATTTATTTAAATTGTTAATATACTAACTTTACAACACTAAACCTGTTAATTCGTTTATTTACGAATTGGATGTATTCCTATGATACGTTCGACATCTTTATCGAAGAATACTTCATATCTTGTACATTTTTTATTTTTGTCTATATACGCACCATTAATCTTATCAGGAGAGATAACAACATAATAACCACATAATTCTGTATGATTATTAATCATGCCAATCTCATCAGCTTTTTCCAACAGATTTTTTGCATTTTGCTCTTGTCTTTGTATCTCATTATAAACATAATTAATATTACTACTAGACAAATACATATTCCTAGACAGCGAGTCGTTGCGCCACAAACTATTATAAGCGACCATAACCATTTCGGCAGAAGCAGGATTGCATTGAAATTCCTCTAACTTCTATACATTGGCGCACTCAAACCCTCTTGCCTTAATAAGGGCATCTGCTTTGTTTTCCTTTGATGTACAACTAGTCAACAAGAGCACAACAAAAGAAATAAAATATAAGACCTTCTTCATAATCCCATACTTTTAAATAATTGAACTTAGTGGGGAACACCCCACGTTACTTATCTATATGCAAAGTTATCGGTTTGCCACAATGAGGACAGATAAGGGAAGCACCCTGCTGTTCGTTTTCGTCCGCTACAAGCTCAGAAAGAGATACACCTATTATATCGGCAATCTCTTTTGCACGTGATAAAGACATAGTACCATTTATAAGTTGAGCGGTTAATGATGGCTGAGCGATACCCAACTTTTCTGCAACCTTTGATATGGTAAACCCGCTTTCTTTTATTGCTTTCTTTATATCCATAATATTATAGAATTAATTGTATATTATATTATGGTGCAAAGATAGCTAAAAGATTTGAAAGTACAAAGGATAAATAGATTTATCTTTATAAAATTAAAAATATTATAGAAATCGAGCTATAAACGTGAATAAAGGTTAAATATAGAAAGAAACTTATATTTTTATTTGATAGTATAGAAATAAATCTATATCTTTGCATCGTGATTAAGAAACAAAGGTCACAATAACATTATTAATTTAGCTGAGGTTGCACCTCCGAGTCGGCACTCGTAAAACGGTATAGTGATTATGGCTATTACATTAAGAAATACATTGAGCGAGGTAATGAAGCTTGCTTGGCAGTTCATCAAGAAGAATGGCTACACAATGAGCGAGGCTTTAAAGGTCGCTTGGATGAACATCAAGCTGAAGGGTCAGATGAAGAAGCGCATCGTGAAGTTCTACTTCCAGAAGGTTGATGGCAGCTTGCGTGAGGCATTCGGCACATTGAGTGAGAAGGTTATCCCAGCTACACAGGGTGCAGGTCGCAAGATGAATGACACTTGCCAAGTGTACTTCGATACTGAGAAAGAAGAATGGCGTTGCTTCAAGAAGGCAAACCTTATGAGAGTTGCATAACAGATTTCTAACGATTTAAAAAGAAACTAGATATGAGCGCAAAGATTATCGTGATGCAAGGCAATATGATTGCAACCATCGAAGAGACGAACAAGGACGCATTTATCAAGCGTGGTGAGTATAAAGAGACCGAGCTGGACAGACATAAGCGTGAGGTCGATTTCCTGATTACAAGCATCGCAAACCGCTACGAAGTGACATTCAATCACAAGGTAGAGCTGAAGGAAAGCCGGAGCATCAAGAAAAGCGAGTATTTCGATAACATCTACTACGTTACCGAGAACGCATTGAACAAGCTGAAAAAGCAATACTCATACGAGTGTGACTTGTAATAGATTTCGTGAGGCACACGCTAAACTGCACCGGACTTTGAACATTAAATATTTAAGAGATATGGATAAGAATTTGATGGATGCTCTTTACGTTAAGCATGATGGCAAGATTGGCGTTTTAAGCTCAGATGAGCGCAAGGTGGTATCACAGGTTATCGGCACGGATTTGACGCTTGTGTACGACAAGAAAGAGGGTGATACATACCTTTTGATACCATTGACCCGAAACCACAAGTTCGAGTGCAAGGGTAGCCACATCATTGTGGATGGCAAGCGGTTCGATTCTGACATCTTTTTCCGCAAGGATGCTTGTCAATGGATTCAAATGCAATCTAATGAAATGCTATCAATGGTAGCGTAACAATATACAAGGTGAGGCACACCGAAACAACTGCACATTATCTTTGAAGTTTAACTATTAAATTTCGTGAGCAATGGAAAGAAGAAGTAATGTGCAGCATCGTGCCGAAATAGTTGGTCGTGCTGGCGAGGACAGAAGTCCTCCAAAGTAAAACAAACGTTAATGTTTTAAACAAAACACTAAAGTGTTTGCAAGTTAAAGAAAATAGCATTAACTTTGCAGCCGAAAGTAATAATGGTTGTGAAGTAACGGACACGACTGACGAATAAAGAAGACATATTAAACAAATGGTTATAAGCTCCAAGCGTGGAGTCATATTTCGTCAAGCCCATTCCGTTACATTTGTGGGTAGGCGAAACAAGCCCTGTCCATCCTCTCTCACAACATGGTGGACGGGGCTTTCCTATTTGCAAGAAACCATACTTATAATATTTAAATTGTTTAATATGAAAGATTTTTTAGAAAAGAATTTGAATGATGCACCCATGCTGGGAGCATTCGTAAATCAAAGTGAGAAAATCAAGGTTGAAGGCTTTGAACTCATCAAGGTAGAAGAACGTGATGGTAAGCAAGCCATCAATGCAAGAGAGCTGCACCAAAAGTTGGGTAGCAAGTATCAATTTGCGAATTGGATTCAAGAGCGTATTGAAAAGTACGGATTCGTTGAAAATCAAGACTATGAGGTTTTTAAGGAAAATCTTAAAAACTCAAAAGGTGGCAGACCAAGCAAGGAGTACGCCCTATCTTTAGACATGGCGAAGGAGTTGTGTATGATTGAGAACAATGAGAAAGGTAGGATGATTCGCAAGTACTTCATTGAGGTTGAGAAAAAGGTAAGAATGCAGAGTGTTCCATCTTTGCCCGATTTCACCAATCCGGCTATAGCAGCAAGAGCTTGGGCTGACCAGTTCGAGAAGAACCAAGTGCTGACCTTGGAGAACAAGCAACAGAGAGAGGAACTTGCCAAGGCATCGCAGGAGATTGTCGGACTGAGCGCACAGATTACAACAATGAAGCCTAAGACTACTTACTTCGATGTGATGATGAAGAACAAGAGCACAAGCGTGATTACATCAATGGCGCAGGATTACGGAATGAGTCCGCAAGCATTCAACAAATTGTTGCATGAGCATGGTATCCAGCACAAGGTTTCTGACCAATGGGTCTTGTACCGCCAATATTTGGATAAGGGATATGTGAATAGCGAGCCAGTGACCATTACGCACAATGATGGAAAACAAACCATCAAATACAACACGAAATGGACTCAAAAAGGGCGTTTCTTTCTCTATGAGTTCCTAAAGGAGAAAGGTATCTTACCTTTGATTGAACGAAATAATAATGGTGAGACACACTAGGACAACTGTAAAAGCCCCAATCTCGTTAGAGGTTGAGGCTTTCTTTATTTTTACATTTACTTCTTATCTAACCCATCGGAGAACAAACACTTTTGCGCTAATTTTCAATGACTTGTATTTTTATTACAAAAGTATTGTTATTTTACATTTCGGCTTCATTATACTCATAATCCCAGAGGAATAACTTGCCTTTGACGTTTCTAATCGGCTTATCGAACAATTTAGCATTCTTCAAGAACCAATGATATTGGAAATCTTCAGCAAATGCATCCGGATAAGCCTCATGGAATTGAATATCATCCAACTCTACGCTGCCGATAATGGCTGACGTTGGCAAGTCTTTGAAGTCTGGAATAACAATACCATGCTCTTGGCAATATTTCTTCATTGCGCTCTCCTGCCATCCGTCAAGTTTTTCGGGTTTGGCTTGGCTAGCATGAATAAGGAAACGACCACGGAACTTTCTATTCCATGTTCTGTTCTCAATGGTCTTGCAGCCGATAGCGATTAACCAAGCATACGGCTGACGAATTGATAATACTTTCATAAGCTCATTGTTTTATTATTTGCATCCGCAAAGGTAACAAAAACCTTCGAGAAATACAAGGAAACTCTAATTTATTTTCATGTTTTCTAAAAATAATCTTGAAATAGCTTGCATCCTACAG